AGCAGTAGAACTAGGTAAAACAGAAGTTCCATTTATGAGTGTTAACGACATTGAAGAAGGTGTTGCAGAAATGTGGAACGAATTTTGGAGTGCGTATATATGATACGCATTTTTAACAGTGCAGTTTTTGAGGATACTGGTGCGGAACGTCTAATACCTTTAGAAGAAGCCAGTATCATAGAACAAAAAATAGATGCAAGTGGTCGTCCTTTTATATTCTTTGAGCATAAAGATTATCCGTTGGGTGGTCTACGTGCTTGGTTTGACGGCACTTATTGGCAATGTGATATGGATTAAAAAATAAATGAATAATGTAATAGGGATTTGCGGATTAATCGGCAGTGGTAAAGGTACTGTTGCCGATATTTTAGTCGAGAATCATGATTATCAAAAACTTAGTTTTGCTGATAAACTTAAAGATGGTGTAGCAAGTGTTTTTGGATGGGATAGAGAACTATTAGAAGGCGATACAGATCGTAGCCGTATATGGAGAGAAAAGACTGATGAATTCTGGACAACGGAAACGGGCAGAGAGATTACTCCTCGTCTTGTGCTTCAGCTATTTGGTACTGATTGTATGCGTAACGGATTTTTTGACGGCATTTGGGTAAGTTTAGTTAAACAACATATTTTAGATAATCCTGATGCTAATTGGGTAATACCTGATGTACGATTTCCAAACGAAGTTAGCATGATACAAAGTGTTAAAGGAGAAGTTTGGCAAGTTGTAAGAGGAGATTTACCTGCATGGTTTTTAGACATGCGAGATAATAATGTGCAACCCACAGATGTACATCCAAGTGAATGGGCTTGGATACAGCCTGATGAAGAATTTAATAAAATTATGCACAATAATGGTACACTACAAGAGTTAGAAAAACTTGTATTAGACGAGTTAACTACGTAGTTATCCCCTTAACCACCCTATATAAGTAGCCTTCTGCTAAATACAAACAGTTACTAAAACATTAACTGAATTATCAGAGGAGAAAGAATATGGCTACTTTAGTTTCCCCAGGTGTTGCCGTAACGGTAGTCGACGAGAGTGCTTACGCCTCGCCGGGTACAGGTACAATCCCAATGATTGTAATTGCTACCCGCTCAAATAAAGTTGACCCAACCGGAACGGAAACAGACGGTATTGCAAAGTACACTAAATCAGCACTGGCTGGTAAAGTTGTACCTGTAACATCACAAAGAGAACTTACACAGTTCTTTGGTGATTCCATATTTGGTTCAGACCTTGCAGAAGGTGATGAAACAAGTGAATATGGTCTATTGGCAGCTTACAGTTATTTGGGACAAGGATCACAATGTTTTGTTGTAAGAGCAGACATTGATCTAGGACAATTAACAGTAAGTGCAGATGCACCAACCGGACCAGCAACAGCAGGTTCATATTGGCTAGACACAGACGGCAGTAAATTTGGTGTCCATGAGTGGAATAACACTTCATGGGTTCTACAAGATGTTACTGTAGAAGTTGACAAAGCCGCAACAGCAGCTGAAGTTGCTGGTACTTACACACCAAGCGCAACAGTAGTAAATGGCGATTATCTAGTTGCTATCCTAAGTGATGGATCAACAGATACTGCAATTCATTACTTTAAAGGTGTTAGTGGTGCTTGGGAGCCTCTAAATAGCTCAAGTACAGGTACTACAACATTTGCACCACATTACAGCGCACCAAGTTCACCAAGTTCAGGTGATGCATGGGTTAAAACAACACGCCCAGGCAATGGTATCAACCTAGCATTTTACAATGCAAACTCAGCAGGTGTGTTTGGACTAGAAGATGTTGCAACTATCGACGACACACAAGGTGGTGGCGGTAATAACATCAAACAAGATGGTACAAGCGTTGCAGCTCAAACACTAGTAAACAGTAATATTCACCTAAGCCTATTTGCAGCGGCTACTGGTGGATTTACACTTGATAATGTTGTAGCAGGTGCAGCAGCTCCAATTACAACTGCAAACTTCTTTGCACAAGATGCAGAGCCAACAGGTAATCCTGCAGCAGGCACACTATGGTTTAACGACACACGTACAGATATTGATGTACTTGTTCGTGCCGCAGGCGGTTGGGAAAGAGTTGCAAGTTCTGCAATTCAGTACTCAACAATGGAACCAACACAAAACAGCGTTGGTGGTGCCTTATCAAGTGGTGATATTTGGATCGACACAAGCGCAATAGAGCGTATGCGTCCAAAACTTTACCAACACAATGGTGTAGCATGGGTACTACATGATAACACAGATCAGTCAACACAAGATGGTGTTATTTTTGACGACTTTACAGACCAAACACGTGCAGTATTAGCAAGTGGTGCAATTACACCAATTACTGGTGCTCCAGATTATCAGCTTTACCCACAAGGTATGCTAGGTGTTAATATGGCACAAAGTAAAAATACAGTACGTAGTTGGAACGCTACAGCAGGTGCATGGAGAAATGCAGCATCTAACCACGCAGATGGAAGTGGTGCATTTGGACGCCTAGCACAACGTAAAGTAATTAGTGCAGCAATGCAAGCAAGTGTTGCAGGTAATGAAGATCTACGTGATCCATTACGTAACTTTACACTATTAGCGGCTCCAAACTATCCAGAGCTAACAGACGAACTAGTAGCTCTAAACAGTGATCGCAGTGAAACAGGATTTATCCTAATCGATACTCCAATGCGCAAAACACCAACCGAAGCAGTGGCTTGGGTACAAGGTGTAGGTGCAAGTGAAAACGGTGAAGATGGTCTTGTTACAAAAAATACATACAGTGCAGCATACTATCCAGCAGGTCGTGCAACAACTCCTGCAGGTACAACTGTTACTGTACCGCCTTCACACATGACCCTATATCAATTTGCATATAACGACAATATTGCGTTCCCATGGTTTGCACCAGCAGGCTTAACACGTGGTGTTGTACAAAACGCTAGTGCAGTTGGACACATTACAACAGAAACAGAATTTAAAGCTGTTTCACTAAGTCAAGGTCAGCGTGATAGCATGTATGCAGCGAAACTGAACCCAATTGCTACTTTCCCAGCCGAGGGCGTAGTAGTATTTGGACAGAAGAGCTTACACAGTACAACTACTGCACTTGATCGTGTAAACGTAGCACGTCTTGTGGCATTCCTACGTGAACGATTTGACGAAATTGCTCGTCCGTTCTTGTTTGAGCCAAATGACGTACCAACACGTGCAAGAGTAGCAGCAGTGTTTGAAGGCTTCCTAAGCGACATCCTAGCAAAGCGTGGTGTAACCGACTTTGCAGTTGTTTGTGATGAAAGCAACAATACACCTGCACGTATTGATCGTAATGAACTATACGTAGATGTAGCGATTGAACCAACAAAAGCAACAGAATTCATCTACATTCCAATTAGAATTGTTAACACAGGCGCACTGAGCTAATAATTCTACATATAACTTAAAGGCCGGCCTAGTGCCGGTCTTTTTTTTGGCGAAAAGTCATAAATATAGTTATACAAACTTTTCTTAAGAGGAGATAGACAATGGCTGTATTAACAAATTTAAGTGTACCTACAACGAGCAACACTGCTCCTGGTACCATTATGCCGAAGATGCAATATCGCTTCCGTGTGTCATTTGGATTTGATACTAGTGAAGTGACAACCAGTAATGTAGTTAGTGTAACTCGTCCGACACTTAGTCATGACGAAGTAACATTAGATACTTACAACTCACGTATCTACCTAGCAGGTAAGCATACTTGGGAAGCGGTAACAATTACAATCCGCGATGACGTTGCAAACAATGTTATCAAACAAATTGATAATCAAATGAGCAACCAAATTGACATGGTTAACCAAGCTAGCCCTAAAGCAGGTTCAGCTTACAAATTCCAAACTAACATTGAAACACTAGACGGTGGAAACGCAGAAGCAGATACACTAGATAAGTGGGAACTATATGGATGTTATATCCAAAACGTAGCATATGGCGAAAGCAACTATGCAACAAGTGAAGCACAAATTGTTACAGTAACAATTCGTTACGACAATGCACAACACTTTGCTGGAACAGAAGAACTATTCATTGAAGGTAGTGACAACGGTTCAGACCTAGCTACAGCAAATGGTTAATAGGATAGAGTTAGCCAATGTCTATTCGTCAACACGCAAGTGAAGTATTTTTCGGTCCTGGCACTAAAGCTGGGACCGAAGGTACTTATACAGCGATACCTAGACAACGCTTTAACTTTAGCCTAGAAATAGAGACACCTAATAAAAATCTTTATTTTCCCAGAATACAGGACCTTACACTTCCTGCTTATAGTTTTGATACACAAATAGTAAATCAATACAATAGAAAACGTGTAGTACAAACAAAACTAAATTACGGTCAACTTACAGTTAATTTTTATGATACAAATGACGGTAAATTTCATAACTTACTTAAAAAATACATTGCAAACTATTACAACACGGCTAATGGTATTAGCCCTATTTCAACAGGCGGAGATGTAACGTCAGGTGATGCAGATACTGTATTAGGAGAAGATTTTGAAACTAATATGGGATTTACGCCAGGCTTTGGTAACAGATATTTTTTTCCAGTACTAAAAGTTAGACAGTATGGACCAGCTAATAATGTTAGAACAACAAAATTAATTAATTGTTTATTAATAACAGTTAACGGAGATACGCTTAGTTATAGCGATAGTGGTGCAGTTTTATGGAACGCAACATTCCAACCAGAGAAGATTACAGTAACAGATATTCCTGACGTAGACGCATCTGCAAGTCCATAAATACCTATATGGCAAAGTATCAACAAGGAACTTACGAACCAGTCAACAAACAAAAGTATATTGGTAAACGCATGCCAATTTATCGTAGTGGTTGGGAATTGCAATTTATGCGTATGTGTGATAAACACCCTAATATTTTAGGTTGGGCAAGCGAAAGTCACAGAATACCATACAGACATCCACTAACAGGTAAAGCAACAACTTATGTGCCGGACTTTTTTATTATATATGAAGATATGAACGGCAAAAAACATGCAGAAATTATAGAAGTAAAACCCATGAAACAAGTTATGGGAAATGCAAAGAGTATGCATGACAAGGCACATGCTGTTGTAAACGAAGCTAAATGGAAAATTGCAAGGCAATGGGCAAATCAACAAGGTTTAGGTTTTCGTATTATTACAGAAAACGAATTGTTTAGAGCTCCGCAAGGCAGTAAACCCAAAAGGAAAAAGCGATGACAAAAAAACTAGAAGAAACTTTTAATCTGCCTCCTATGGACGAGGAAGAAGATATACAAGTTACTAATACACTAGTGGAACCAGTAGCTGAGAATATAGATGAGCTTAAACAAACACTAGCAAACGTAGATAAAATAGATCAAGCACTTACACCAGTTAAAAATTTAGAAGCATTAGACAAAGACATGGATTCTTATGCTGGAGAAGCAATGGATGCATTTCAGACACTTATGGACTTGGGCCAAAATGTAGAAGATAGGCATGCCGCTCCTGTATTTGACAGTGCAGCAAAGATGATGGCTAATGCTATTACAGCAAAACAAGCAAAAATGGATAAAAAACTAAAAGTAATACAAATGCAGATGCAAAAGCAAAAATTAGATCTAGAAGAAAAGAAACTAGACTGGCAGATGCAAAAAGCCAAAGGAACTGACGAAGATCCAAGTGCTATAGAAGGCACAGGCGAAGTAATATTAGATAGAAACGACTTACTAAAAAGTATTTTAGATCAAGTAAACAAAAATTGATTAATTTGCTAAATAGTCGTAATAGGAGTAATAAGATGAAAACATTGAACGAATATTTAATGGAAAGCGCAAAAACTCATGAGTTTCGCTTAAAAACATGCTGTGAGCTTTCCGAAGATCAGCTTGACAAGCTGGAAAAGCATTTGCGTAAGTACGAGGCGTTCGACATCGGAACTCCAAAGCGCACAATTCTTCAGAGCGCACCAATGGATTTTGTAAACATGGGTGCATCAGAAGTATATATTATGGACTTTAAAACTAATTTACCAATGAGTCCATCAATGCTAGTAAATGAACTAGTACAAAAAATTGGTATTGGCGAAGGACAAATTAAAGTCCGTAACAAACTAGAGCCTGCTTTTAAAGAAGACGAAGCTAGTATGGAAGAGCCTGCTGAGGGGCAATCAACTGCACTATTACTAGATGGTGATTACAGTGAAGCAGAAGATCATAAAGCCGAGGATCATTTTGGTGATCAATATAATACCAAGTTTTTAGACGAGTTAAACAAAGCTCGGAAAGAACTCAACACAGAGTACAAGGGGAACTAAAATGGAAATCAATAGTATCGACGAATTAGTGAAACTTGCGGGCCTTGTAAAGCAACAAGAACTTGCAACAGAAGCTGAAGTTGAAGAAGATTGCGGATGCGATCATTCTCAAAACGCTGAAATTACAGCAAGCCCTGACATGTATGCAATTTTACAACGCCTAGCACAAATGGGCGAAGTGCATGAAGATGAGATTGTAGACGAATGGGCAAACACACCTGCAGAAACAGGCGAGCCAGAATCACGTGTTACAGACTTACCTAAAGGTGAGCCAGTAGATACAAGCCTACGCCGTTATTTAGGTGCAAACGGACAACCCGTTAAAGTTGAAGAAGCAATTAAAGATCATACTGTAGAAGATATGATGGAAGCATACCAAGAATATAAAGGTAAAGCAGAAGTAGTAAATGAAGCAGAACCAGTAGCAGAGCACCATCAGAAAGATGCAGACGGAAATACAATTCCACATGACGAAGAAGTAACAGAAGAAGTTGCAGAAGATGCTGTAGAAGAAGAAGTAACAGAAGCTACAGTAGACGAAGCAGATGTGGAAGAGGATAATGCATTTAACACAGCGGCTGCAGAAGCTAAAAAAGCTGGTAAAAAAGAATTCACATTTAATGGTAAAACATATAAAGTGAAAATGGATGCAAAAACAGCTGATTCACTTACAGATGACATTAACATCTTAAAACAGTTAGCAGGACTATAAAATGGAAAATGTAACTGAAGGTACCGAAATGGGCAAAATTGGCAATGTGCATATTAAGCAGTTTGCCATTAGCAAAGGAAATTTAGGTATACAACTTACTAGTGATAAAGGCGAAGGTTACGTCCAACTTAATAGAGAAGAAACTGCACAACTTGCAGCAAGACTAGCAAAATGGGCAGGATCAAAAGATATGGCCTATCCAGGTGAATATGACGAAAGCGTCGAGGACATTAAACGTCTTGCAGGAATATAAATCCTAACTACCTTAGGAATACTGAGCTCACAATGTGGGCTCTTTTTTTGAGCTAAATACCCATATGAGTACAGCAAATACAGACCTTGTTAAAAAACCCTATCGCAAAGAAAGTTTTACACAAGAACAAATGCTGGAACTTGCAAAATGTGTGCAAGATCCTAAATATTTTATGACAGAACATTGTTGGATACAGCATCCTGTTAAAGGCAGAATGAAGTTCGACTTGTTTGACTTTCAAAGAGAACTAGTAGATACATACCATGATTATAGATATAGTATTGCACTTATTAGTAGACAGATGGGAAAATCCACAGCGGCGGCAGGATACCTCCTGTGGTATGCTATGTTTAATGCTGACCAAACTATCTTAATAGCCGCACACAAATACAGTGGAGCCCAGGAAATTATGCAACGTATACGTTTTGCATACGAAACTCTGCCTGATTTTTTACGCAGTGGTGCTGTAAGTTATAATAAAGGCAGTATTGAGTTTGATAATGGTAGCCGTATTGTTGCTCAAGCAACTACAGAAAATACTGGACGTGGTTTAAGTATTTCATTAGCATACTTGGACGAGTTTGCATTTGTTAGACCAAACATAGCCCGTGAGTTCTGGACTGCATTAAGTCCTACATTAAGTACAGGCGGTAAATGTATTATTACTAGTACACCTAATCAGGATGACGACCAGTTTGCACAAATTTGGCGACAAAGCCAAAAAATGTTTGACGAATTTGGTAACGAAACAGAAGTAGGTGTAAATGGCTTCAGAGGTTACAGTGCTGATTGGCACTTACATCCTGACAGAGACGAAAGCTGGGCAAGTATAGAAAGAGGCAAAATAGGAGATGAACGTTTTAGACGTGAACATTTAAATGAATTTATTGCTTTTGATGAAACACTTGTTGATAGTATATTTTTAGCAGAGATGAAAGCAGAAGATCCTTTTAAAAAGACTGGACAAATACGCTGGTATGATACAATAAAAGACAAAAACACATATGTAATAGGACTAGATCCTAGTTTAGGTACAGGTGGAGATCCTAGTGCTATACAAGTTTTTACATTGCCGGGCATGACTCAAGTAGCAGAATGGCAACACAATAAAACTCCTATAACAGGACAAATAAAAGTTTTAAAAGAAATATGTGAAACAATCCGAGAACAAGCACCTAATAGTGAAATATATTGGAGTGTAGAAAACAATACACTAGGCGAAGCCGCATTAGTTGTAATTAACGAAATGGGCGAGGATAATATACCCGGTACATTTTTAAGCGAACCTAAAAAAGCAGGCAGTAACAGAACATATCGCAGAGGCTTTAATACTACTAACCGTAGTAAATTAACAGCATGTGCAAAATTTAAACAATGGGTAGAAACAGAAAAACTAAAAATAAAAAGTAAAGCATTGTTAAGAGAAATCAAAGTGTT